ACAACAGCCTTCGAATCTATCACAGCACCAGCAAGATCAGCAACCTTACCTATCAATCCAAGTCCAAGCATATTACTTTCCTTTCGAGAACGCTGACGCACCAAAGAACGCAGCAACTATACCAGCAACCGATACAAAATACACGCTCGCCATGCTACCAAGTATCTTAGCAGCCTCAGCCAAAGTCAATAGATCTGCTAGCACCACCGCCAAGGGGTATAGGAGCATCCCTGACAGGGCGAACCATGTCATCTTACGTTGTGCATCCCGTTGAGCGTCCTCGTCCTCCAGCCTACGCTTACGATCCTCGTACTCAAGTGCATCCCATTCTGCTTTATCAATATGTCCATCACCATTGACATCAAATTTTTTAAACTCATCCATGTTACTCTCCTAATCAGACAAAGGATTGTCCAATGCCTTCTGTAATTTACCCATCAATTTATCTTCAAGGTCTTTCATCTCAGCATCTTGATTTGATCGCAATCGTTCACGTTGCGATTCGAATCTAAGATCTGCTGCATCTATCATAGTGCGTACCTTCTCTTCTGTCTTGCGCACCAATGACTCGACACGATCTGATTGCTGCTCAACCCTAAGAAGATCATCACGCAATCCATTCTTAATGTCACGAGTGTAGTCAACTGTCTGTTGTACTTGCGCATCCATCAAATCCATTTGCTGCTGGTATTCTCCTAGGTCTAAGCCAGCTACCTCCTCTATCTTCTGGTACATAACGAACCCACCATACAGGCCAGCAACCACAGTAGATACAAAAGTAATGATTGCAAAGACGGATGCAGCCGATAGCTTAAAGCCACCAGCACTAATCTTTTTATCAGCAAGTCCATCAAATTCTGTGAGATCTACCATTAGTTTTCAAAGTCCATGCTGCTATCTGTTTGTAAATTCTTTAAGGCTTCTAGTTCATCGCGTAGCTTTTGTATCTCTAACCTACGTTGTGCTAGCTCTACTTGGTATAGATCATCACAGTTAATGCGAGACTTAGGACGATCCAAGGGTATAACAATACGAGCATACACACCTATATCTTTACCACGTTGTGCTGTGTCTAAGTTAGATAGTACACCTGTAACACCATACTCAAGATTAATACCGCCACCTACCGCATTGCTGCAGCGTAAATTATTTGCAGAGAAACTATCTGATTGGTAGTTCATAGGTGGGCTAGGCAGTGTTAATGCTAACGAACTACTCTCAGCAAGAGCAGAGCTAGACACAATACATAAGAGTGCAGCTAACCTCATGCTGGCATACCATCTAGTCGAGAGCAAATCCTAGAAGACACTAGGGTTTTTGATTCAAGTTGCTTCTTAACCTTGGATGTTGTGCATACATACACAGCTTCATCCATATCTGACTTGCGTATATACACAGTAAAGTTCTTACGCGATTGGTATCCTACCTTAATTATTCTGTACGTTGCAGAGAAAGGAATGTTGTTCCAGTTCAAATCAAATATATCTATCTGATAATACTTAATCTCTTCCCTTGAGTTAAACAAGGACAAGTCTACCTTGACCACACCAGTAACGTGAGATGGTTTAACAACAGGATAAGCTGGTGTCATCTCATGTGCATGGGATGAAAATGCCCATAGCAAAAAAAATATTATCAGCTTATTTTGCAACGCAACTAGCCTGTACGACTGCTGTATAAACCCCACCCGAGAATGGTTTAGATGCAGCATAGGTAGCGGTACTAGATGTAGAGAACCATGTAGACCCAGCAACAGTTAGATCAAACACAGTAGTATTATCGTATACAACTTTAGCTGCATCATAACCTGACATACCAGCGTCACTTGTTTGCGTTACACTAGTGCTGCCTGTCCATGCCACTGTATCAGTTAGTGCTGGAGAAGAACTAAATGATGTTGGATGTGTAATGTTCGCTGTGTAATAATTAGCAAGAGCCACATCAAACCTAATGACAGGTAGTACACCACCATCAGCAGGAGTAGTGCTTAACTTGCTGGCTATTGGATTGCCATACACACCACTCTTAGTTGTTTGTATTACACACTTAGCTTCCACGTTACCTGTTATATCTACGTCAGCGTATGCTGGTAATGCACAGAGTGAAAGTATTGCTAAAGAATATTTCATGTTAAACCTCATTTGTTGTACTGCATATCGATCATCTGTTCGTGCAGTATTTGTTGTGCTAAGTTATTACGCAAGGCTTTCTTGTTGTCAGATATTTTTGAATCAGCAAGACCAGCAGCGTCAGCATACACACCACCATTAATAGATGCATTGTAGTACATAGCTATGTTTGTCTGTTGATTAATAGCTAGTATAATATCATCCTGTCCCTGTGTCTTGAATAGGGTCAGCGCATTGGCAGATGCAGTTAGCCCCATCTCAATTCTAGTTTCTTCTTCTTCCTCTTCTTCACTAAGAATTAGATTACCATCTTCATCATACTGAAACTCATCAACCTCTAGTGTCTCAACTACAGCATCATCTTCTAGTGCATCATACACATCCACTACTGGTATAACAGGTATTGGCTTTACATACCCAGCGCACGATGGATCAGACTGTGGGTCATAACATCTATCTACTCTGTAGTTGTATATAACAACTGCATCCTTAACGCTGCCCTTACCTTCAACATCAATAGAGCCAGCACCCCAATTAGCAGCTGGTATATTGCCAAGAGAAAAAGACTTAACGATTGTATTGCTTGGAACACCTGACCAATCATCAGTCTCTCTGAAGATATAGCCATCACCATTAGCATTAAGGTTCCCAACGTGTACCTTCATGTCATCTTCTGGATTCTTTACTGTAGTATAGCGATAGAATAATCCGTTTATATCTATACCAGCAGCATCAGGCAGCACACTACCCATACCCCAACCTAAAGAAGTTGATGCAGCGTTACCTGTAGCACCATAGTAATATGGCTCAGAGTGCAAGCAATAGGGATAAAGTGCTAATAATAACACCCAACCCAATCTTTGTCTCACTGTTCTCATGGAACATCCTCTTCATTACATTGTTTTGATCGCGCTCAATCTCTTCCTTAACTGCTTCCATATCCCATGCTAGCCTAGCTTTATCTCCCACCAACCCATCCTTGGGGCAGGGAGTCCCAGCATTCATCATGGCATCAAACACTCTTTCGTCCTGACACATTACGGATACCGCTGCGACTTTCATCCCCATATCATACATGGTTTTGGCGTTCTTTAATTTTTCACAGTTCATATCCCTGACAGTACGACCAGCAGAGATACCAAGTATCTGTGTTTGCACAGCACCAGCTACACCAACAGTACATAAGTCACTGTTGCTTGAACTAATCTGTGGGGAAATTGCAGAAGGTGGTGGGCTATTGATGGTAGTATCCATCGACCCATTAGAATTAATTGTACTGTTAGTATCAGTACGAATTGTGTCATCAGCAGCAACGTGGCTGCCGATTAAAATAAACAAACCAATTAATATTGTTCGTATCATGTTACATTTTCATTAGTACCGCAACGAGTAGGGTTAATATTGCTCCTGTTGCTGCAATCATAATGCTTTCCATACGTTTAACTCGACCAAATAGATCTTTGAATTGTATCTTAACTTCTGTTTTAATTGCAACCACTTGCTTTTCTAACTCGTCAAGCCTGTCATGCGCAGAAGATATAGTTCTTTTGTTCATTCAATTATCCTTTATGTAGGCTTAGTAGGCCAAGTAACTGTGTTAGGAAACCCAGCTTGTGCTGGTAAGTTAAGCAAATCAGTTCGGTACTGTGTCCACTCTGCTTGTTTAGCATCTGTTAATTCAGCCCAGCGTAGAGAATTAGTTACTATTGGGTCTACTTCTTCTGCTAACCTTTGGTCACGCTGACCTCTTAGGTTTGCCGCTAGTTCTGCATCTAGCTCTGCTTGTGTAGGTGCTACATAAGCCCCAAAATCTGAACCAATAAGTTCAAGTAATACGCTGTTATCTACAGTAGTATCTGTATCATCAGGCATTAATCCATAAGGTATCCAATCAAACTCTGGATGGTTAATCTCTACTTCAAATGCAGTGTTCTCTGCGTTTAATGATTGTGCGTTACGCACTTCTGTTATTGTTACTTGTGGCATAAACGCCTCCTATTGTTATTGTTATCGTCATTTAAGAAATCCTTACAAATAAACCTACGGCGTACCAACCACCTATCGGCCCAACAGATGCCATGCTTCTCCAAGTTCCAGATTGCGTACCACCATTATTCCAGTTATCATGTGTTGAACCCCATGATTGAAGCTGATTGAAGCCAGTAGCTTGTAGCCCAGACCCTGCATACGTGCTATTTGTAGCCAATGCAGTAGATGCACCCTTAGTCTTCAATATAGCATAAGAACCGACAGTGCCGTAAGTTGTTGCTGGAGTTCCCGCTGGGCCAGTAGCACCTTGTGGTCCTGTAG